ATGCGTATAGGTCTTATCGCCTATACGCATGTTTTATGATGGAATTAGTCAACCCGTCTAAGTTTCTGGAAGTATCACATACTAGTTTTAATGTATCACGTATCTGATAACTTTCAGACCGTATACATACTACTACTTGTATCCTTACATTACAATTCTTGACTTAATGGTGCTAAAGCACCAACCCCCCCCTATGTGTTTTTATTGCATATCAAATAGAAAAATCTGTATATTTTACATAATGTCTCGTTTTTAGGTTAACTACGTTAAAACCTACTGCAACAAAAACCCAAAACAAATTAATTGCAGAAAGCAATCTTTTGTCTTATGATAGAGTAATGGTTTTCACCGGAGCACTCACTTTCACGATTTCAATACCGATAGGGACCCAATTTTGGATCCGATGAAATAACTCCCTTTCACCACACTTGTGTGGCGTTAGTTGAATCGTTTGAAAGTCTGAGCTCCTCTAGATTAGCTTCAGATTTACCGTGACAGGTAAAAGCCCAGTCACAGACCAACCTAAGGTCCATAAAAAATTTTGGGGTTCGCAATCCACAAGTGCCCCCCCAAGAACCAGTAAGCACAATGACACACCCACTATCGCGCTCTACTATAATGTTCTTAAGCACCGCAGCCACTGGTCGGAAAGCTGCGTTGTCCGCCCTCGAGAACCCTGACATGAGGGCAGGAGAAGGTCACTTGTTCAACAAGCTTGGAACAAACCTTCTTAACAACAGTGATCTGGATAGTATCCTGTTGTACACTGAGGCTTCACTGGCACTCCTGTACCAGTTTAGGAACTCGACCTCGCGCAAGGACCTTTTGGTCGCAACTTGCAGTTTCTACCACGCTACAGTTGGTAGGTCGTGCGTCGGCAGCGCACTCAGGTTCATCGATAGCATCATCGAAGATCTTTCTGATGACCTCCCATTCTTTCAATCCACTGCCCACTCTTGGATTGATATTTGTGACGCTCTTCACAAGAATGTTCACAGAGTCATGGACTCACAACTCGGGCAGAAGCTCGCTAAGGTGTTCAATCACCTTATCGCACATACTTTTTATGCCAAAATTGGTATAGAGATAGACCCTAAGCTCTTCGCTGAGATTGAGGCGAAGAAGATTAGGCCCAATGTATGGTCGTGCCTGACGTTTGCTGATGCCATTGTCGGTCTGCTGCTATTCCTTGCGAAGGCGGGTAGACAAGCCTTGCTCACTGGCAGCATCGAATGCTTTTTTATTGATGACACTGTCATCACGACATGGTTAGATGAGGCTTCCGTGCTCCGTAAGGATGCTGAGTTTCTCAGTAACCCCACCTCCATTGGAATCACTCTTCCAGCCTATCTTGGCAAGCTCAATGAAGCTATCACAAAGGGTGAAATGTTGGCTAAGCACTTCCGTGGCAAAGAACACTCCATCATCTTTAGTGTGTGTCTTGAACTCCAAGTCATCCAAAAACGACACATGTGTTCCCTATTGTCCGCCTCGATTCGCAGAGCCCCTGTTGGCATCCTCGTTTTTGGTGAATCTAGTATTGCCAAAACTTTCATCAGCACAGGTCTCTTCAATCATTATTGTTCTGTAAGGAATATTGGTAAAGAGGAGGCGTACTTGTGGACCAGAACTGAAGGGGATCCTTTTTACTCTGGTTACAAGTCACACTTTGCCGGTGTTCTTTACGATGACGCTGGTAAGTTTAGAGTCAACCGGGTTGTTGGTGTTGATCCCTCGATTTCTGATATCATTGCGGCTATCAACAATGTGCAGTTCATCACCAATCAGGCTGACTTGCCAGACAAGGGCAAGATCCCATTTAGGTCTGAGTGGGTCGGTGTCACCTCAAACGTCGGCGACGTTAATGCCGACATGTACTTCAACTGCTCTGGTGCTTTCATGCGCCGTTTTGCGGTTAGAGTGGTGCCCACCGTCAAACCTGAATTCTGCTTGGAGGGCAGTAAGATGATTGACACAAAGAAGATCCCCCCTGGAGAACAATACCCAGACTTGTGGACCTTCCAGGTTGACAGGCCCACCATTAGAGAGGACGGATCTGGTGAGTTTGTGCCTTGGAAGACCTGTGCCAACTATGCTGATCTCCTAGGCGTTATGACTGACGTGTATCAAAAGCACATCGAGCAACAAGACAAGTTTATGGCCACCGCGGCAAAGATCGGTCCTGAAGAGTTGTGTGCCTGTCGGCTTCCGAAGTCGATTTGCCAGTGTGGCAATGTCGATAGTGTTGTTCTCAATGCCAGTCCTGATGTAGTGGCTCAAGGGAGGCTGCTTAGGAAGAAGATCCCGGCTCGTATTGCCAAGTTGTGTGACGTGAGACGTCGTATAAAAGCAAAGTATCCTGGGCCCAGTGAGACGCTCATGTTGGTCGAGCTAGAAGGTGAGGCCGACGTGATTAAGTGGTTTGATCCTGACTTTAGTGACCCTGACATAAGTGATGATGAGGCGGTTAATCTGGTTGAGGAGTACCTTGATGCGGCTCTTTCTCAGTTTACTAAGCTCACACCACGTGAGAAGCTTGATGAGCTGACTGAGGGAACCTTCTCGAATGTGGATTCTGATGAAGCTTACCTCACCTTTGAGCCCGAGACTAATGGCCCTGGGTTTTTTCTTGAGTCGCATCTTTCACAAATCAGGAAGATAGTCCTTACATTTACACCTGGTTTGACCAAGTCTGAGAGGGCGCTCATGGATGTTTACATCTATGAGAAGGCCCCAGAGCACATTTCCAAAGGATGGTGTATGAAGGATATCGTCCGTGCTGCTCTTGACTACATCAAGTTCTACTCCGACGTTGTAGAGAACCCAGACATCATCCAGACTAGGGAGTACTTGTTGAACGATAGGGTCAGTGTTGGATTTATCCAAAAGACTGGTGTATGGTTAGCTGGTTGCTACTTCGCTAATGAGCGTTTTCATGGCGTTTGTAATTGGCTGTTTGCCGTTCCCGGTGTTTCCGGATTTGTATCCATGTGTGCCAACTTCTGTCTGAGGAACAACCGAAGACACGTACTAGAGCGCGCTGGTAGGAATTATGACAACTCTCTAATGGGTTCCCACCCATATGTCAAGGTTCTGCTAGGGGCACTCGCCTTCGCTGGTGTTGCTGCCATCATGATTAAACTCGTCAGCGTAGTTTACAAGAAGAAATCACCTGACGATGATGATGATAACAGCACTCCGTCGGCTGTTAGTCAGATGGATCTCGATGCAGTTGGGCGTAAGCCCACAGTTAGGCCCAAGGAACGTAGCAACGTGTGGTTGACTGAGAACCGTAGCATCACCAAGTTCGATGTGGACCCCAAACGTCCACACAACTTTGAGCAATGTGTTTCCTCGCTGAAGAATAACGTTGTTTACTGCACGATAAAGGGGGATTTCCCTGGTGGCTTAGGAGAGGCTAACAACAGGGCCCTCATGATCGACTCCAAGACCATGGTGATCAACGAACACTCCCTACCCCCTGGGAGCGAGTTGAGGGTATGGTGCGGGCCCAGGACAGCTGAAGGAGTGCAACCATCTGTCGTGTTCAAGGTTGATGAACTGACAGTGAGTCGGTCCAAAGAAAGAGATCTGGCGATTGTGTCCAGCATGACATTCCCCCATGTCTTCAAGGACATTAAGCACCTCTTAGTTAAACGTTCTTTCTCAAGTGTTGGTGAGTGCGTGTATGTGACGAAGGGCACTGACGGAGAGTTAGCTACAATTGAAGGGTGTGGCCTCCGCTTGGACAGACTAGAGGGCATGTCCGGTGCGCCCCATGTATCGTGTGACGCGTGGGCGATGCACCCGGAGCGCCCGACTAAGTTGGGTGAATGCGGCAGCCCCCTCGTTGTCAACAGTCCACTTGGTAGCGTAGTGCTTGGGTTTCACTGTGGGTATGTCGAAGCCAGCAACAAGTGCTTTGCTGCACCCATCTATGCTGAGGACTTTTGGGAGAAGGGGGTTCCAGGACCTAGTCGTATTGGTACGAATGCAGTTGTTGCTCAAGTTGCTGTATATACACAACTTAAGGTGACAGATAAGCTGTTTACTGACTACCATGATGACGGGCATATGATGGTCCATGGGCAGATTCGGGGGTTCATCCCTAGGCCCAAGTTTACTGGGACTTACACCCCTCACGCCAGGTACGTCCTCTCACGTGGGGGGGAGTTCTCACCCCCAATCACGGACAACATGGCCCGCCCCATAAACTGCGGCTGGAGACAACCCCAGATGATCCTTGAGAACTATCTCCATCCTACGCATTCTATGACAGAATCGGTACTGGTTGCCTGTATGGAGGCATATTGTGAGCACATAGATGCGAATCTCACGGAAGAGGACTGGGAGGACATACACCCAGTCCCTATCACAGTTGCCGTCAATGGCTTTCCTGGTGTGCCTAATGTAGATGCTCAGAAATTCACCACATCCGCCGGACATGGCCATCGTGGTAGTAAGTTGCAGTTTCTTAGCGACCCGGAAGACTTTGAGGAGTGGTACAGCTTCAGAAAGTATAGCCAGGTGATAACTGAGGAGGTTGATGAGATTAGGGAGAATGCTGCTATGGGTATTCGCCCGCATGCAGTTTATGATGCGTGCATGAAGGATGAGATGCTCTCTAAGGAGAAGGTTGCTGCTGGCAAGGCTAGAGCAATTTATATGTGTCCTGTTGCGTTTCTCACTAACATGCGCATGAGTGTTATGGCTATGTGTCGGATCATGGTCAGGCGCAAGCATGTTTTTGGCATGGCAATCGGGTTGAATACCCATTCCGAGGAGTGGGATGAGCTGTACAAGAACAGTCAGAGGTTACCCGGCAACAATTGGGTTGCTGGTGATTTCAAGGCCTTCGAATCTGTTCTGAGCATCCTTGTCATGAACGTCACCAGCCAAGTTTTCATCCACTTGGCGGAGAAGTCGGGTAACTATGATGCTGACGAGCTTATGGTGTTGGAGACCTTGCTTGCTGACATCTCGAACCCCACGATTAACTTCTTTGGGCAGCTCGTAACTTTGCTTGGGGGTGAGGCTTCCGGCCACCAACTCACAACTCCGTTCAATTGTGTGAGCAACAACCTCCTCCACATGTACACGTATGTTAAGATGGTCACGCTGGAAGGTTCCCCCAAGCACGTGTATCTAGACGCTGCCAGGTCGTTCATCAAGAATGTGTACGTTATGACACTTGGCGATGATGTCTTCCTCAAGGTTCACCCAGATGCCGCCATTTACAACCACACGAGTATTCAGGCAGAGTTTAAGAAGATTGGGATCACTTACACCATGGCAGATAAGAATTCCCCTTCTGTTCCATACATCAGCCTTGAGGAAGTTACCTTCCTTAAGCGCAGTTTTGTGGACCACCAAGCTTTCCCTGGCATAAAGGTTGCGGCGCTTTCCAAGCTTAGCATCTACAAGATGCTTCTTTACACTATCCCTTCTAAAACTGCTTCACCGGAAGAGCAGTTCGCGGCTGCATGTGCCTCTGCACAAGCAGAAGCGTTCTTTCACGGAAGGATGTTCTTCAATCAGGTGCGAGATTTGATTGAGGACTTTCCAAAATCGAGAGAGCTGGAGTATAGGATGGCTGCGTTCCCACCACCCACGTGGAAGCAGATGGTTAGGCGTTTCGTGGAAGCGTCACCAAAACTCAAGGCTAACACAAGCGAGCCTGGCATCGAGGCCGAATCGCTTTGTCCCAAGGATAGTGACTGCGCGTCCCATGTACCGGTGTTGCAAATGGACGTGAGAATGGATGCTTGGGGATCCACCACCATGGGGCGTTCCCCCGAAGACCGTATTTACGGAGAGGAAAGGTTGTGCCTCAACAAAACACCTAAGGGCTATGAGTTTGAGGATACTCTAGACCCCGACAATACACTCCTTAGCAAAAGCACAAAAACCCAACGAACGAACACCACCACAGCAATTCGGGATATGGCCCCGGTTGTGGTTGAGAAAGCCATCAGCAAACTACACAACAAGAACCGACGACGGAAGCGCTCCAACGAATGGTTAGTCGTTGCGCAGTCCGATGTCACCACGGACCCAGCTATGCTAGGAGCCCCTTCTGAGGACCTTGTCCAAGAAACAACCGCTTTCATGCATGAGCCCCCTGCAGAGAGTTTGGATATGTCGGCGAGTAGCAATGACTTTGCCAGGTCTCTTAACATGGAGCAGGATATAGGCAAATATCTTAGTCGACCACGTAAGGTTGCCACGTATGTTTGGGCAGAGAATGGCCCAATCGGTCCTAAAATCGACTACGACATTTGGTCATTGTTTTTTACCGATGCCAATATGTCCGCAAAGTTGAGAGGCTATAGTATGTTGCGTGCGAATCTGCATGTTAAGTTCCTCATCAACGGCTCCCCGTTCTATTACGGTAGCATGTTGGCTACGTACACACCCATGTCAGGTCACCGTACAGACACTGCTCGTCTTAGCAGCTCTAGTTCTTTGGTGCTAGTTGC